AAACATGACACCCTGAGTGGTTCCACCACCGGTATCAATGACTTTTGCCACGCCATCAACTTTGCCGGCAAAGGTGACAGAAGCCGCCGAAGTGCAGTTTACAAGCTGCAATTCAGTATCAATAATTGATTTTCTGTTATCTAACATTTTTATTCCTCCTTAATTTTATTTTCCTTATTAACAATCGCCAAACAGCATGGCAATTACAACTACGCTGTTACTGTCGTGTTTCTGATTCCGCGAAGCCTTGCTGCAGAACGAGGACGCAGCATACCAAGAGTAAGGTACCATTCAACACGAGTCCGATAAACCGGTGAACCCTGCTGCTCACCAAGATCACGAACATCCATTTCCGAACTCTGCAAGCCCATCACGCCATTTTCTGCAAAGGACACGCAGTAAATGGAAGTTGAGGTTGCTTTGGTGGAACCATTCGGACCAAGCTCATCAAATGCCATGATGTCGGAGTTGTCTTCATCCTTATCAACGATGAGAATGGGCAGATCGTTGTACTTGGTTACTCTGCGGCCGAATGCATCCAGATCGTAGGTGATATAACCACCAACAGTGGATGTACGGGCAGCTGCCGACAAAAGACGACGCATGGTCTTATTCATAATAAGATCAGTTGCATCTTCCGTGGCATCAATAACTTCGTCCAATTTGGTGAGCTGTAATGCCCCATAAACCGTGGTTGCTGTTGCTTCAATAAGCTGATCGCCAGTGCAGCGATTCTGCAACCCATCAAAGGACTTGGGATCTGTAACAACGCAACCTTTTATCATTGCTTTGGTTAAACTCAGCGACAAAGCTTTGATCTTCATGGTTTCCTGGGTAGTCCGCTGATTGATACCGCCGGTCTTTACCAGAAACACATCAACATCAAGGTCGCCACCAGCAATCGCCAGCGATTCAGTGACCGCTTCAACTTCGCCAGTGCTTTCTGTATAACCTTCGTTTACGCCACGAAACGCTACACCAGGAAGCATTTTCTCCCTGTTAAATTTCAGTGCGTTCCCCTGAATGTTCTCAAAAGGCATATACTGCAGAATATCACTATTCTTTGCGAACAGTTCCATAACAGTAGCCTTGAGAGCTTCATCTCTTCCCAATGCGATTTTTGCTGCTTCAATAAGTGTTAAAGCCATTTTTTATTACCTCCTAAATTTGATTTCAATTTTTACCACCAACTAATTTGGTGCCTACGCTTTTTGCCAATAAAAAATCCCGATGAGAAATAATCTTTGTCAGATTAAATCCCACCGGGATTCCGTTTCGCTGCTCCGCTTTGAAACTAATTTTTTGTTCTTTGGCTCACCGAGCCGGTTGTTCCTTTCCTTATGCTTTTATCTCGCCTGAGTGAATCATTTTTAACCGCTCTTGAGGAGCAATTTTGGTCAGGTCAAGCCCATCCTTAAATTGGGTTTGCTTGGTATCCTTCCCGCCAGCGCCACCGCTTCCACCGGAAGCCTCAAAAAGATAACCGGCTGTTTCCGCCTGAATAGATGCCCATTCATCAAACGTCATTGGCGCTTTGCCATCTTTGCCGTACAGGATTTTATCTCCTTCTTTCGGGATTGGCTTTCCATCTTCCAACCGGAAAGTCTTTTTGCCCCTTGCAAGCAAATCCTGTAAAGCGCCTTTGCGAGGAATGCCAACAGCAGTAACCGCCCTTGTGATTTCTGAATCAATTAAAACTGAGGAGAGATATTCTGTTGTTTTGTCAAGTTCTATTTGCTTGTCATCAACCGCTTTTGTTAATGCTGCAATCTTACTTTCATAGTCCTGACGCATCCGCTCAGTTTTCTGAGCAACCAGTTCATCCAGTTTTCCAGCCTCAAGGAGTTTCTTGTCTTCGATCAGTTGTAGCTTTTTCTTCATCTCCTCAATCTGCTTGGGATCGCCCATACCCTTGAGTTTCTCTTCAAGATCAGTTTTTTCCTTCATGAGCTTGATGTTGTTATCACGAAACTCGGCCATCTTCTTCTTACTGTCTTCGTTTTCCTCAGCGTCCAGATAGTATTTGCCATCTCCACCCACCTTATACAAGGCACGTAATGACTCATCTACCTCTTCCAACTTTTCCAAAACCAACTTTAAACTCATAAATTTTTAATCCCCCTTCCCGGTTAATTAAAACAAACACAAAAAAAACTTTCACAATATTTTACTAGGTTAAGGTAAATATATAGTAAAAGTTTTACAAATAAAAGATATTTCTTCCAATTCTGTTATTTTTATTTCTTCTCGTAGAGGATGCTATTCTTTTGACCGGGAAATTTCTTTGTATGAGGATTCCTGCCATAAGCTATCTCATCGGGTATCCCATCAGGAAAGGCCTTACAGTAGTTTCGTTCAGTAGTTTCATCTCCATCGTTCTTAACACCAAGGAAATGTTTACATTGTCTGGCATAGCAAGTAGGTTCTGCTAACATATTTATTCTCCTGGTTCATTTGTTATGATTATTACATCTGTTGCCTTCTCTATCAACATCTTTAAATTATCAAGAGTTTCTTTAAGGTCAGGATCTTTCGGAGCTCCCAATAAATTTATTTCTTCCATCAAATGATCAGTCTTTAATACCGTTCCTTCCTTGACCAATTTTTCCAGATCGTCGGCATCGGGATGCTTGGTAAGATATTTGGCCAGATCATCCATGCCTTTATTACTTGCCACATCGCCAATGTAGCCCTTACTGTCGTACAAATAATAACTCATAAACTATCTCCTATTTCTATTATATATCGTTTTTGAATTTACAACCTTTTTATTATTATATATCACTTTAATGAATTTACGACACTTTATTTCTTTTTTGCCAAATTTTTAAGTCTAGCAAATTCTTCATTAATATCTGTTTGCATAAGTTTAGAAATATCTTTAAGCAATAATTCTGTATCAGAGCTTCCTTTTGGCCAATATAAATAACCTTTAGCATTTGGATATTTTTCAGAAGCCATTTTTTTAGCTTTTGTTATATTTTCTGCCTTTCCTGATTTAAGTAAAAGTTTAGCTTCTTTGGTGATATCAACTACTCCATCAAGATTAGCTAAGTAAGTAGTCAATCCTTCTTTTGTACGTGCATTATATCCCGAGGCATTCATAATATCTGTCGTATAATAATATCCATTCCCCCAACTTCCCTCGGTGAAACGAGAAGGGCCACTTCTATATACTCTTAAAGGTTCTATATTTTCTACGACCGCAATCGGCTTCCCTTTCATTATCTTCAAAAGATTTGGTCCAAAATTATTCTTGGTTCCAATCTCTGTCATGGTTGATAATCGGAAACTACCGCATCCTTCTGCATAATAAACCTTGCCTGTCCTCTCGTCAATAACAAGTGTATGTGCTCGTGATCCTGCATTATCTTTAAGGTCTTTCATTTTCCTTTCAAGTGATTCCGGGTGCATGGTTATTTTATCATTCTTTGCGCGAACAATCGTTTTCAATTCAATACGATTCTTTCCAACAATAATATCAAATGGTGCATTATCACCCGTTTCAACGCCGCCTGTCTTTAATGCTGTAAGAGTTTGGTTGTCTTTTGCTATCACTTGAACTTCACGAGTAGCCGGTAAATGGCTTGCTCTGGCCTTGGCAACTTTTTCTGAGATTTTGTAGAGGGGTTCTTTTGCTTCTACAGCAACCTTGCTCGCTGTTTTGTAAAAATCAATTAATTTTTTTTCTGTACGCAAACCATTTGTATATGCTTCGGATACATCATATAATTTATCAACATTTTTATCATATATCAAAACCTTCATAGATTTCAATGGAAGATTTTTAGTGTTACTTGCAACTTCAACTCCTCCAAGATTTGTGTACATGCCAGACAGTTCTTCGGTTCCTGTTCCAAAAACAACACTGATTGGTTTTATCCCTCTATAATCAACATATACTTCACTTGCAAAATTATCATCACTAGCTTTAATATATCCAGATTTTAAAATCTGGTCAGTATTACCTTGTGTACTCTTATGATAATACATTGATGATTTTTGTTCTTCAGGTAGATTTTGCAGTATAATTTTCTTTGCTCCAACCTTCACCTTACCAAATGCTTCATCAAAATACGCCTCTATTTCTTTCG